CCTCAGTGTTGTCCAAACCCGCGGCAGCAACAAACTCAGGATCGACTTCAAAGATCCAACCGGGCAGTGCTCCTCGATAGAACATTTCTGCTGAGGATCCTAGAAGTTTCTTCAAATCCAAAAGTCTGTTAAACACAGCCTTCATTCGAGGAGTTCCATATACTTCGCTGGATCTCCGTTGATCAGCAATATGTACCACACGAGTCCAATGAATCTCAAGCGAATGATCCAAAGAAGCTGTTTCCCCTTCAACTGAATCATTACTTAAAAGAATCCTATACATTACAGGATGCTGGTAACGTGGACTTGCTCGATCTGTCTCCCACTGTGTAATCTGAATCAAATCCTCTGAGAAAGGACGAACAAATGTGATCTCTCGTTCCTTTTGCTTTGTTGCATCAACTTTACCATCTTTCCCCAAAGCAAAAGCTGGATTATTTGGATCTTTGCCATCGTTAATTCCAATAAACAACAATCCATAACGACCAATCCCACTCAAAACATCTGAACGATGTAAGTAGTGGCAAAGATTATTGTCCTCTTTAATCTCTAACCACTTCTTTTCAAACTCTGTGGACTCCTGCTCATCAGATTCATACACTCTAGGATCAACTGACCAGCAATCATCAGGATAAAGAGTGACCACTTTTTCAGCAATGTCACTCCTTTCAAACATATCAACATACTGTGAAGTCTCAATCGTTTCAGGATAACAAAGCTCCTTATCCAAATCCCTTTCATCATCTCCTGTCAAACGACGGAGTAATTTTTGCCGCTGAGTTGTGACATTCATGACCATTTGATTGACCATGTTTGTCATAAATCCTTCAGTCTTTTCGTTCTTTCGTTTCATCAAAACGCTCCTACCCTTAGTTTGATACGTGAAAGCATGGCGAATGCACCACTAGATGCGTCCACTTGATCTTTGTACGTTGATCTTGGGAAATACCTAAGTTCTTCGACGTACTCAGCATTCCAAGGTCCTCTTTTCAGAAAAACTGTGCCTCCATTCACTTGAGAAGCAAATGTGTCTGCTCTCGTCTCCTTGTCTCCTGTAGCTGGATCACCCTGAACCTTATATCCAGCAAGTCTTTTAATTGTGTTTTGGGCTGATTCTTTGCCAGCCGCTCCAGGTTCTTGCTCAACTCCTACTCTGACAGAGATTCCATCTAGATGAGCCATCTGTTCGATCATTGATTCCCTTCGATATGCCTCCCATTGTCCTCGGACTACATCCAGAACCCAGTAATTGCCATCATAATCTATCGCCATCTTCACTCCAACTGTGTATGCTCCCCCTCCTTTTGTACCTGCCTTGTCCCAAAATCGTACAGTTTCTCTCAATTTTGGCACGGTATCAGTAATTGTCAAATTATCCACCTTGAACATAGCACCACCACGGGGCACAGGGTTCTGTAACATCTGTCCTGCATAGCCAAATTCTCCTAATTCACCCAAAGATTGCTTCAAAACAGACCTAGGAAGGCGTTTTATGTCCAAAAGACCTCTTTTTCCGTAAAAATCACGAACTTCCGTAGGTTTCACGTTTTCATTAAGTTCCGCTGGCAAACAGATATGACGAACAGGTCCAGCAGACCTTTGATTCAATCTGAATGCCGTACTGTCATTTTGGTGCAGTCTTTGCATGATCAAGATCAAAGGAGTGACCGCTTTGTTGACTTTTCTGGAACTAAAGGTCTCTGACAGCCATTCGTTGGATGATTTGATGTCAGCATCCGAACTAGCCATCTGTGGATCAATCAAGTCGTCTCCAATCAAGGCATGACCGTGCATACCTGTAATAGAACCGCCTGTTCCCACTGCATATCTAATTCCACCATCTGTATTTGCAAAATATGCCTTTGTATCCTGGTCACTTCTGATCGTAATTTCCGGGAAAAGACGCTGATATAGGTCTGATTTTGTCACATCTCGTGACTTTCTAGACAGGTCATTCGCCAGATGGAACGAATATGAAGCACACATAGACCGAAATGAGGGCATTCTAGTCCATACCCAAGAAGGGAACATCACACTGCAAATCGTACTTTTGGTGCTTCCTGGGGGAACATTGATGATCAGATCATACTTTTTTGGCTCATTTCGGAAAATCCGCTCCGCAACTATCTGCAATTCATCACAAAGGAACTTGATATGCCAATTCCACACAGGAGTTTCTGGAATGACTTCACTCCACATTCCTCGCATAAACTCATAAAACGATTCCTTATAGATGGAAGCCCGAATCCTGTCCCGATCAAATGAAATGTTGTTAGGCATTTAGCTCGATCCCTTATTGATTGATTTTCTGATCACTCTTCCACTTCTTTTTGAACTGTCTATGAATACCTCCTTATCATAATACTTTGCAGAATTGCTATTACACTTTGCACATATTCTATTCCCAGGTCCAATTGACATGAACTCCTTTTGACACTTTAGGCAAGTCCGTTTCTTTTTGTCATCTTCTTTCATGTGAATAGGATCAGGTTTTTTGACCATCTATTTCTCCCCTCCTGAAAAAGCCCCAGCGATCAAAGCAACCAACAACAAAACAAAAAACCAACAACCTTGATTGTTCATTTTCTTTCCTTAATTATGTACCAACTTGGTGCCCTCATTGGTCTTCCTTGCGGATCAAAATCTCCTCGAACAATGTAAGCCACCACTTGTTTTGATTGGCAAAACTCCACAACAGCCTGGGTCACTTGAGGACAAAACATACTATAAATGTCATGCCCTGCCAACACCCCTCCAAACTTGATTGTATGCCACCACTTGTCCATGTCTTCAGAAACATACTTATAGGAATGATTGGCGTCAATATACACAAAATCCAAAGACTCATCTGCAAACTTGGCAACAGCTTCCATGCTCAAACATTTATGCCATTTGATTTTGTCTCCAAACTTTGCCATTCTATTCCGAGCATTTTCTTCAGACTTTGGATCAAAAGCATGAGGATCAATGGAATCTTCAACTTCTGTCCATGGATCAACAAGATGCAAAGTAGAACATCCCCACTTCCCTGCAACGATCTCTGCATACTCTGCATCCCGTACTCCAATCTCTACTCCTTCCCCATCAAGATTCATCAAATTCAACAAAACTGGAATTTCTGATCTGCCAGAAACAGGAGAGATTTTCAAAACTTCCATCACCCTTCCTCCTGAATGTTCTTGCCGAGGTACTCTTGGGTGACAGTAACTATGCCATCGCATGGGATGGAAATTATTACGTCCCGCGTCAAAGTTTCCTTCCTCAGATCAATCCCCAGCCGTTCTGCGAAGGCAATAAACTCCGGCCAACTCCAAACATCACGTCCGTCTGCAAGGTCTGTAATGTTGGTGGTCATGCTGGCACCCCTGCTTCCTGTTCTGCTGGATCTCGTGTAAACCCCTTCTGAACACTCTTGACGCAATCCTTACAAATGTGAGCATCAGTAGGAGTTCCTGGGTGGACTAGTTGCCAGTTATCCACACCATTTGGTGTCATTTCAATTCCAAAAAAGTCAGTGGACATTCCTTCCATACCACACAAATTACATGAATAGATTGTTCTTTTCATACGAGCACCTGATCCTCTTTTTCTGGAACTGTTTCAGTAAACTCCGCATCAATCACATCCTCCACAATGGGCCTCCCATTCTTGTCCTTATGTTCCAATAAGTTCTGTTCCCTATTCTCCATTGCCTCCAAAATCTTTATCCTCACCTCAATCGGCAACATCAAATCATCAATGTTCACAAGGTTATGTTGGTGACTCACATTCCCTGTATGTTCTACCACCGTCTTATCTCCATATCCCCTATCCTTGTTCAAAGCCTTGTTTGCAAACAAGACCGCATTCACATTTTTCTCTTGCACCAGTTCCATCAATGGTGCCTCAATGAAATCTTTTTTCGCCAAGTTGATTTCATCCAATAATTCCTCAAACTCCTTTTCCCTACTCCACAAAGCCAGTGTTTTCCTAGTCATTCCAATCCTCCTCATCGCCGCCGTCACATTAAAATTAGACCCTATCAACGCATGGATGTATAGCTGTTGTCTGGCCCTCTTTCCTTTCGATGCCATCATGGACTCTATCCTTGCCAACGCCGTAGGTCCTTCTTCACACATTTCAATTTCATTCCACAAATCTTGCAGATCCTCATCCAATCTCCCAAAGACAAATTCCTTAAAAGTATCTGCTGTCCTTTTTGTGGGCTTCTTTCCTCTCTCCAAGGCATCCAGGATCGCAGGATTCTTCTGTTTCCATCTGACAAACATCACTCTTGAGATTCCCAGACCCTGGGAAATCTCCTTATCTAACATCCCTGCCCGTGCCATTTCATAAATCGACACATACATCGTGTCATCCCATTTTCTTTTCTTGTGTTTTTTGGTTTTTCTTTTCATGTGCTCCTCGGACTATTCTGGATTGAATCACCATCTGT